CGAGCCGGCATTGCCGTTGGTCTTGAACCACAGCGCCAGCTTCGAGCGCGCCCATTGCCTGTCCCTGTCCGGGTCGGTCGAGCCGGGGACGATCAGGTCATCCTCGGCCCGCTCGTCGTAGAACCGGGCAAGGGCGACGATGCCGTTGAGGTAGGTCGCAGGCTGGAGTTCCTTGAACGGATCGACCGGCTCGATGATCGGCTCGGTGGTCATCATCTTGCCGGTGCCGGCCCATAGGCAGGAGACGAACCCCTCGGCCGGCTCGCCGTCCGGCTTCACCAGCCCGCGCGCGGCATAAAAGCTGTCCATCGCCGGCTTGGTCGGAGCATGGAGCGTAAAGTCGATCATGTCGTCAGCGCCTGCAGCTGGGCGTTGGGCAGACGCGTGTTGTAATAGTTGATATAGCCGACGTGGCCGTTCACCTGAGAGCTCGCCAGAAAACAGCCGATGCTCATCTGGTTAAGCGCGGGAAGCGAGCCGGCGTTGTCCGTCCCGATCAAATTGCCATCGACGACAAAGGCAAAATCATTGGTGGCATAGGCATAGCCGAGCTTCGCTGCCAGGCCGGCATTGTCGGCGGCGGTGGCGAGGAGGGACTGGACGGTTGACGTCACGATCGTCGAGCCGTCCCACCGCCTGCCCGCCGCGCTGACCGCCGCATTCATTCTCGTGATGAGATGATAGTTCGCCGCCCCGCCGTCGTTGACCGCGACGAAATGACCGATCTGGTCGTAGGCGCCCGGCGGCGTCACCCATGCCACGAACGTGCCGGCGGCCTGGTTGAACCAGGCCGAGAAATTGGTTCCGGTCATGCCTGCGACATCGGCGGCACGGGTGACGGTGGCGGCGGTGGTCGGGATGTAACTGGTCGGGCCGGGATAGCCGGTGGTGGTCGCCTCGACCTGAGACCCCCAGACGGTGAAGGTCGCCGACGATGTGACAGAAGGAGCGCGGGTCTCGAGTCCGGTCACGAGGAACCCGATAGCGACCGCGCCGGTCGAGCTGGTCGCAGCTGCCGTGTCGGAATAGCTCAACAGGTACCAGCCATTGGGATATGCCCGGATGGCAGCCGAGGTCGATGTCTGGGTGACCGCCCCGGACCCGGTCAGGTCGAAGTTGGCGTAGTTGGTCCCCCAGACCGAGGCGTTGCCCCTGACCTGGACATAGCGCACCGTGCCGGGCTTGACGAAAATGCTCAGCTGATAGTTCGTCCCCGCCGTGCCGCTGAGGATCGGGGTCTGGATATAGTGACTGCCATTCGTGCCGTCGGCGGTAATCAGGCAAGCACCAGTGCCACCACTGGGATCGGCCTGGCCGGTGACCTTGCTCGCCAGGGTCGTCACCCATCCGGCATCGGCCGGATTGCTCGACTGGATTGAAACATTGGTCCGCTGCTCTTCGACCAGCAGGCCGAGCGGGGTGAGCGACGCCGGGTCATAGCCGAAGCGCGGCGCGCCGGACGCCGCGGTCTGGATCAGGCCACCCGAGCCAACAAATGTCGCGGTCGATGCGCGGGTGAAGGCAATCCGGCCATCGAGCACGCCGGAACGGAAATCAAGCCCCGTGGTCGGCGGGGTTCCGCGGTGGGCAAGCAGCAGTTCGAAGTCCTGCATCTGGCTCATCAGCCGAACGCCACGATCCCGGTCGCCGTGGTGTTGGTCGCCATCACCTGCCCGGAATTAAACGGCACATATTCGCCGGCTGTCACCGGGATCGTTACCGCCGAAGCGTCCGCCGAGCCCTTGAGCGCGAGGTTGCCGGCAACCCCGACGCGAAGATACTGCGCCGACACCACCGCGGTATCGCTCGGCGTAATCGCGCGGACTCTGGCGATAGATCCGCTAACGGGGTAGGTTTCCGCCATCCTAGATCCTTACCTCGGCTCTCGGAGATCTCCGGGTGCGGGCAGCTGGAGGCTGAACGGGGATCGATCCCGCACCCGAAGCTATTAAACCGGCGGCGTAACCGGCGCGACGACGTCGCGGTTAACCGGATTGGTGTAGTTCGGCCCGGCGCTGGTCACCTCATAGGGCGTCGCGATCCCCAGCCGGGTGCACAGCACGTTGACGGTGTCGGTGCGGTTCTTGCCCGAACGCTCGGTCTCCAGGAGCCCGGCGATCTGGCCCTCGGTCAACGCTACGGCGTTGGGATCGGGGCTGCCGTCCGGCAGCTTGCCGTCGAGCGAAAAGGCCAGCACCTCGGGCGGCTGCTCGAGCAGATAGGCCAGGTGCATCACTTCGGCCGATACCTCGATCCGCGCCACTTCGGGCTCGGACGTCGGCGTCGCCTCGCCCTCGGTAAGTGTCGCGGTCGGCGGGGCGGCCTTCGCCTCGCTCTTCGCTTCGTGCCTGGCGTCGTCGTCGCGCTTGCTGTCGGCCATTTCAGTGCTCCGTACGTGGTCAGAGAAGATCCACCTAAGTCATTGTTATGTCTGGGAAAACATCTCCACCCCGGCCATTTCCGGCTGAAGCAAAACCAGACCAAAAAACACGTCCCAGCGATACTTGGTCGACAGATCGTTGATCGCGCCCTGGCGGGCCATGGTGACGGTGATGCCGGACTCGGTCGTCGCGGACATGATCGCCATGCCGCTATCGCCGGCGGGCTCGTATTTGCCCGGGATGATCTCGAAGCAGTCGTCCTGCCAGAACGGATTGACCGGGGCGGCCACCGTATTGAGGAAGGTGATCACCGCCCCGTTGATCGGCGTGCCGACGCAGTTCTGGTATTGCAGTTCGGGGTCGGTAGCACCCGAGCCGGAGATGATCGGCGGGCTGATCCTGATATTGCCCGAACCGCCGGCACCAGTAACGATCGCGGCAACCCGGAAGGTCTTGAGCGAGCCGGTGTCGGCCTTGGTGATGTGGTGCGCCTCGTTGACCCCGGCGATGGTGAAGGCGTCGCCGACCTTCACCGTGCCGGACGTCACCGCGATGGTAATCGTCTGGTAACGGTTGTCGACATTGTGCCGGCCGCCGTTGGCGTCGACCGTGGTCGAGACCGGGGTATAGAACAGCGGGCTGGCGTTGGTGATCGAGACGGTTACGCCGGCCGCCGCGGTCAGGCGGTAGGCATAGTCCAGCTTGTAGGTATCGAAGCCGGCGACGTTGCCGATGTAGGCCTTCTCATAAGCCGTCAGGACCTTGCCCTGGACGGTCTGGCGCTGGGCGAGGTTCGACGCCATGCTGTTGTAATCGGCCGACGAGTAAAACGCCTTGCGGTCGTTCATCGAGACCCCGACGCGGTTCAGCGCGGTGTCGATCGCGGCAACGTCGTCGAATCCCGCCGCCGCCGCCGTGCGTTTGACGAAGACCGTGCCTTCGAGCGCGGCCTTGTTCGAGCAGTCGACGTTGATGTCGGAAGCGAGGCGCTGGAGCGCGGCTTGGCCTAAGCGCTCTTCCTGGAGCATGTCGCGCAGTTCGATCGCGGTCAGCGTCAGCGGGACGGCGTGGCTGAGGTTGATCGACGCCGGCACCGACAGCTGCGCGTACGACCGCGCGAAGTTCGATGTCTGGTCGAGCCCGGTGAAGGACTGGGCGATATAGGGCTGCGGCCTCCAGAAGGTGTCGCCCGCCCGCGCCGCCATGACCGGGTCGAGGCTGTTCTTGCGGAACGCCTTGGAGATGACCAGCGCATCCTCGAAGCCGGCAAGGGCTTGATCGAAGGCCACAATTTCTTGCTTGCTGAACGAATTTACCACGTCGGGCTCCTGCGGATCGAGGTCAACGGGATCTCGCGTTCCACGCGGGTCGACGTCTGACCTCTGCACTTCCGGTGGCAGGAACCGATTTGACGTAGCCCGATCATGCCCTAACTTGCGGGCTATCGCAACAACCGCTAATCACTGGCGATGAATGGCAAACACCTTCTCGGTTGCGTCTACATGGCAACCTGCATCGCCAACGGAAAAATCTACATCGGCAAGTCAATCCATGGGCTTGAATGGCGGCGAAACGTGCATCGGCGCTATGCCAAGAGCGGCACGGTCATCTTTCTCCACGCCCTGAAAAAGCATGGCTTTGAGAATTTCGACTGGTGCGAATTGTACCTCAGCGACGACGACCGCGCGCTGATGGAGGCAGAGACCGTACTGGTCGCCGATTATCGGGCCGCAGGGTTCACCCTCTACAACATGACCGACGGCGGGGACGGTGCTGCTGGCCGCAAGGCGACCGCCAAGATGCTGGCGGCAATAACCGGCCCACGATCAGAAGAACATAAGGCAAGAATGCGGGCTGCACAAACTCCTGAGGTTCTGCGTAGGAAGGCTGAAATCATGCGGAATCGTGTTGTCAGCGAGGACACGAAGCGGAAGCAGTCCGCCCAGCGAATTGGCAAAAAGCTCAGCCCCTCGCACTGCGCAAACATCGGAAAAGGTAGAACTGGCCTCAAACTGCCACCATGGACAGACGAGCGGCGCGCTAAATACAAAGCCGCATGGGCTGCCAGAATGGCGGCTGGCCTTGGTCCCTCGGAAGAAACGACCCGAAAACGATCAGAGTCCGGGAAACGCCGGTCTATGTCACCGGAGGCGCGCGCCGCTTTGGCCGAAAGAGGTCGGCTGGGCGCTGCTGCTCGCTGGAAACGCGCCTAGGCTGCCCGCGCCTTGGCCCGCTTCGCCTTGAGGAACGCCATCAGCGCCTCCTGCGCGCCGGGCTTGCCGTCGTCGACCGCCTTTTCCAGCTTGGCCCGCTGCTTGTCGTCGGGAACGGTGCTGAGCGGGGCCGAGCCGCGCAGGATCTCCTCGGCCTTCGCGCCGGACTTTCGTTTCGCAACCATCTTCACGCCTTTCGAGAGATCCCACAGGTCGAACAGCGCCTGCAGGGGATCGGCTTTCGCCGCGGTGGTGATCTTCTCCAGCAGCGCCGGATGGGCATGGAGCGCCTTGACCAGGGCCGGTGCGCGCTCGCCGAAATACATCGGGATCGCGTTGCCCAGCACTGGCGGCAGGGCCGCGCCAACCGCTTCCTCGGCCTCCTGATAGCCCGGCACGCCGAGCTTGGCGGCATTGGCCCGCATTACCGCCAGCGACGTGTCGAACCGCTCGCGCGTCCGCTGCTCGGCCGCCTGCGCCTCGGCCCGGCGATTGTCGATCGCCTGACGCCTGGCGTCCCATTCGGACTTCCTGGCATCGTAGACATCCGTGTCACCGTCGCAGTCCTCCCACAGGTCGGGCTTGGGGCCGAGTTCCTCGACCGCGGCGGTCTTCTGCTGGGCTTCCAGTTCCTTTACCCGCCGCGCCAGTTCGCGCTCGCGATGGCG